TCATATATAATACACGAACATACTTGGGCCCATCATGCCATCAACTTACGCAAATAACCTACGACTTGAAAACATAGCCAACGGCGAGCAATCTGGAAGTTGGGGTGATACGACCAATAAGAACATATGCGGGTTATTAGTTGATGCTGTTGCAGGGTTAAATACCGTAAGTATTACAGGATTAACTACATATACACTTACCGCATTTAATGGGGTGGCGGACGAGTCTAGGAATGCAGTTCTAAAGTTTACCGGCGACATCTCTGCTGCTTGTACTATATACATTCCCCCAGTAGGTAAAACTTATATTGTTGATAACAATACCAACATTGCATTAGCTAAACAAAACCTAATTATACGCACCGATGCAGGTGCTGTAGCTGCCACAGTTCCTTTTGGTATATACAACGTGTACAGCGACGGTATTGATTCGTTTATATCAACAAACCTGTCTGCAGGTGGGACAATCACAGGCAATCTAGCAGTTGTAGGTAATGAAACAGTTACAGGGACCTTAGGGGTTACAGGGGTCACAACACTAGCTTCAACCCTCACTGGAGTGTTATCCGCAGCTTCTGGGGTAGTAGGTACGGTAGCACCGGGTACTTCTGGTAACGTACTAACTTCTAATGGCACTGCGTGGGCTTCATCGGCAAACCCTCCTCCGTTTGCAGCGGGGACAAAACTTATATTTCCCCAAGCAGCAGCTCCTACGGGCTGGACTAAGGACACGACTGCTGCCATCAATGATTCTATTCTTAGGTTTGTTACTGGGACTGGTGGGGGTTCTGGCGGATCTGTGGGGGTTAGTACATGGGCTGCGCAGACTGCTACGGGAAGCACTGCTTTATCTGTAGCCCAAATGCCATCACATACCCACCAGAGGGGGGCAGATAATCCCGTAGCGGGACTGCAGGGGGGTAATCAAGGGCTAGTTGGAAATACAAGTTATACATCCCCAACAACATCAGCGGGGGGAGGAGAGGGGCACACGCACACGCTTTCTCAGAGTATTAAATACTACGACTCAATCATAGCAACAAAAGATGCATGATTCTTGAGTTTCCAAGATATGCTGCTAAAGCAGACGTTGCGTTTATAAGAGAGGCGGTTGCTCAGTACGGTACTAACTCTAATGCTGATACTTACAGCGGAAATAGGGAAGGCACCTCGCTAATGATAACCGGCACACCGGGGTTAGAAGAAGTAGATGCTAAGATAAACAGTATTATGTTAGGTATTCAGGAAGAGATTAGCGGTATATATGAAACCTCGTTTGGGTCTGGTGATAATGGATATGAGTATCACAAGTATGGTGTAGGGCAAGTATGTAAGCCGCATATTGATGGTATAGTAGATAAGAACACACTACTTAGTACTGGTAGCTCTACCATACGATATGCCTCAGTAGTGCTGCATTTAACTACTAATACTGGGGGAGAATTAGTTTTTCCTAACCAGAATAAAAGTATAAAGACTGAAGCAGGTAAAGTTGTTGTGTTTCCTCCTTATGGTACGCACAGGCACTACACAACACCTGCGGTAGAAGACAGAGAAGTTATTGTTACATGGTTTACCTTAGTGGATCTATATGCCATCAACTTACGCAAATAACCTACGACTTGAGAACATAGCCAACGGTGAGCAATCAGGGTCTTGGGGTGATACGACCAATAAGAACATATGCTCATTACTAGTTGATTCTATAACTGCTGTAACTACAATATCTATCACTGGTTCTGGTAATTATATATTGACTGCTAATGCAGGTACTACCGATGAAGCTAGAACAGCAGTGCTAAAGTTTACAGGACTTCGTTCTACTGACTGTTATGTAACAGCCCCTGCCGTAGCAAAAACCTACATCATTGATAACTTTACTGACGAGCCGCTAGGTAGCAAGAACATAATCATGAGAACCACCGCTGGGGCTGGAGCTACGGTTCCTTTTGGTAAATACACAGTGTATTGTGATGGGCTAGACTTCTTTGTGCAGACAGGGTTTGCAGCTGGTGGGGTAATAAATGGTAACGCTGCTACTACAGGCAACTTTATCGCAGGTAACAACTTAACAGCATTGGGGACTACAACCCTAGCCACAGCCCTTACAGGAGCATTAGTAGGAACTGCAGGGGTTGTAAGTGCCGTAGCTCCCGGCACAGCGGGTAATATACTATCGTCTACCGGTACTGCATGGGCTTCAACTGCTAATGCACCAGCTTTTGCTTCAGGAACACGTATCGGGTTTCAGCAAACAGCGGCTCCTACGGGCTGGACTAAAGATACAACAGCAGCTATTAATGATTCTATTCTTAGGTTTGTTACTGGGTCAGTTACCCCAAGCGGGGGTTCAGTTGCCTTTAGTACATGGGCTGCGCAGACTGCTACTGGGGGATACACATTACAGATTGCAGATATTCCAGCACATACGCACGGATACCCTGAAACAACTACATCAGGCGCTGCAGGGGCATCATCAGGTCGCCCTGTTTCAAATTTTGTTACAGTTCAAACGCAGTCAACAGGAGGTAGTGGCTCTCATTCTCACTCCTTAACACAAGGGTTAAAATTCTACGACTTCATTATTGCGAGTAAAAACTAATGGCTAAAGATGCTAAAATATTATGCCCGTTGATGGGTTCTGAGTGCATCGAGGATGGTGCTATCAAAGATGGTGAGCTGGTCAAGTGCCGGTTCTGGGTACATGTACAAGGTATGAATCCTCAGACGGGGGAGACAGTCTCTAATGGGGATTGTGCGATAGCTTGGACCCCCATGCTGCTAATCGAGAACTCCCAGCAACAAAGACAGACGGGTGCAGCAGTAGAATCATTTAGAAATGAGATGGTAAAAGCTAATGAGTCAAGTCAACAACTCTTACAAGCTACAACTAGAGCGGTTGGTATAGACGTAAACAGAATAGAAAAATTAATCTAGTAGCTAAGGGGTTTCATGACATGAACGATGCCGATGTAGATGCTGTAGCCCAACGACTCTGTGTACTACTAAGAGAGAACCGCAAGGACTTTTTTGTAGAGCCAGAGCAACATTATAATGACCATAGGGATATAGCTAGTCTGATCGCAGACTATAAAGCAGCTAAGAATATATTCTGGAAGGCATTCATAGGTCTTGCAGTTTTAGGTGGTCTAGTACTAGCCTTAATTGGTGTGAGCGCCCATAGATGAAGTTAAAGAAACACTCTAGGACTCTGTGGTTTAATGGTGTTATGGGGTTTATATCTGCAGCTTTACTAGGAGCAGAATTCTTTGCTGGTGTTGTTAAAGAACTAGCCCCCGCTTGGCTATACATATCCTTATTAAGTCTCTGCGCTGCTAACAACGCTGCTAATTGGTGGCTACGTATGCATACAGATAGTCCTGTAAAGTGATTAAGCCTAGTACAAGGCAGTCAGTAGGCGGGTTAGGAATTGGTGCAGCACTTCTAGTTTCAGTGATGATGCATGAAGGCTATACAGATAAAGCAGTAATACCCGTGCCGGGAGATGTACCTACAATAGGAGTTGGTAGGACTGAAGGAGTACATATGGGGGATAAGACTGAACCTGTGCGGGAAATGATGCTGCTGTTAAAGAACCTAGATAAGTACGGTAATGGCATTAAAGCCTGTATTAATGTGCCTCTATACCAATATGAGCTAGATGCTTTTGTAAGTCTTGCGTATAATATAGGCATAAATGCTTTCTGTAACAGTACTTTAGTGAAGAAGCTAAACGCTGGAGACTACTCAGGGGCCTGTGAACAGATAATGATTTGGGATAAGTTTAAAGGTAAGCCACTGAAAGGTCTAACTAATAGGCGTAATAAGGAGTACAGAACATGCCGGGGTTCAGCTTAATCGGGAAGATACGTCTAGGGCTTGAGCTGGCTGCTGTATTATTAGTTATTGGTTGGGTTTGGAATTGGTATAACAAAGCCCCTGTGGTGGTTGGGGAGTCAGTGCTAGGAGTTACAGCATCTGAGGTAGCTAGTGCGGGAGTTGAGGGTGTTGTAGTAACGATGCCAGTTATGACAGTGCGCGGGGGTAGGGCACTAAAAGAGAAGTTAAACCTACCTAAAGAAGTACAGAATAATGATAGTAAGAAAGTACTAGATTCGGTTGTAGTCCCAGAAGATGGGCATAGGCACAAAGTAACTCCAGTACTAAACACAGTAACAGGTAAGACAGAAACATTTGTAGAGACACTACCACTCCCGTGGTTTCAGTTTAAGACTGATGGTGCTGTAGGTGTATACACAGGTATATCGGATGTAGGTGAAGCAGCTAGGATACAGGCACGGCAGACGTTCTTTAGCGTAAAAGCCGTAGACTTTGGTGGCATAGCTTCAGTAGATCAACCTTATGGTGCTGCTAGTAACAACAGCAATGGGTCGGTTCCTACAAGATTCTTTATTGGTGTTGGCGCAGAATATAGGTGGTAAGTAGATGCCTTTACAGAAAATAGAGTTACGCCCGGGAATTAACCGTGAATCTACTACCTACTCTAATGAAGGTGGGTACTATTCTGGCGACAAAGTTCGTTTTCGTTCTGGATTCCCAGAAAAAATAGGTGGTTGGACACGCTTATCAAACAACAGCTTCCTAGGTACATGCCGTGCATTAGTTAACTGGGCCTCGCTGACAGGTAATAACTACTTAGGGGTAGGCACCAATCTTAAATACTATATTGAACTTGGTGGAGTCTATAACGATGTAACCCCCATCATAGCTACTAGTGTATACAACAGTAAGATGTCAGTGCCCTACACAACGCTAAATGGAACTATAGATGCAAGTGTTACATCACTAACACTAACTAGCGCAACAACATTTGCACCATCTGGGGTCATTAAGATTGACTCAGAGCAGATATATTATGGTTCTGTTTTAGGTAATGTACTGTCTTTATTATCCCGTGGGTATAACAGTACAACAGCAGCGTCGCATACAACTGGTGCTGGGGTAGGTACATCAACTATTACCTTTAATGATACTGATAATGACGGGCAGAATAATGACTTTATTACATTTACGGGCGCTGCTGGGTTTGCAGGTATATCCGCGTCGTTACTTAATGCAGAACACCAGATAGTAAAAGTTATTGACTCTTACTTTTATGTCACGCTATCTCAGACGGCATTGGGGACACTATCAACGGTAGCAATTACGGGCACCGCAGGTCAGTTCTCATGCACGGCTGCGCTTGGCGCGGTAGTAGTTGGTAATACTATAACTATCTCCGGTACTTATGGCGGTACAGGGTCTATCACAGGATACACTAACCCTAAGACGTATTACATAATTGCCGCCAATGTTGGGGGCACAACCTTTACTTTATCTGCTACACAAAACGGCCTGCCTATTACTACAACTGCCGGTACACCTACAGGGCTTACCTATACAGTTGACGCACAAGCCTTTTCTACATCGGCTCAAACAGGGGCATCATTAGCAACTATAGTAATTACAGGCACTGCAGGCACATTTACTTGCGCTGCTGCAACTCTAGCAGTGGGTATGACAGTGGGAGTTACCGGGGCTTATGCGGGTACAGGTTCTATAGTTGGTTATGCCAGCCCTAAGACATACTACATAATAGTCACCAATGGATCTACAACATTTACCTTGTCTGCTACTCCCGGTGGTGCTGCTATTACAACTACGGCGGGTACACCTACAGCTTTTGGGTCCGGTGGTCCTTTGTTTGGAGTTAACGGAGGGGGTACAGTAACATTAACATACCAAGTACATGCAGGCTTAGACATATATACAGTGGGTTTAGGTTGGGGGTCTAATGTATGGGGGCGTAGCACATGGGGCAGTGCTGGTACTACAGGACTAGGGCAGCAGCTTAGACTATGGACCCATGATAACTACGGTGAGGATTTGATATTTGCACCTAGAAGCGGGGCTATATACTACTGGGCTTCTTCTGGAGGAACATCAGCTAGAGGGGTAGCATTAAGTACGTTATCTACTACTAATGGGTTTGATGGTACGTTTGTACCCCATACTACCAATCAAGTTATTATGTCAGGTGATTCTCGTTTTGTGGTATGTCTTGGAGCTAACTCATACGACCCTACAGACTCAAATACAGCATTTGATCCAATGATGGTTCGGTGGTCAGATCAAGAAAGCCCATACCAGTGGGTGCCAGCAGTTACTAATCAGTGCGGTGAGTATCGACTATCTAGTGGTTCGTATATAGTTTGCGGTCAGACAACTAGGCAGGAGACACTTATATGGACCAGTAATGCCTTGTACTCCATGCAGTATCTAGGGCCACCCTACGTATTTGGTATTAATCTGATGTCTGGAGAAAGCTCTATTATGTCTCCTAGGGCTATGTTTACTGTCAATAATGTTACTTACTGGATGGGTACTGATAAATTCTATTCTTACTCAGGACGGGTAGAGACACTACCGTGTACCCTAAAGCAGTACATATTTAATGATATAAATAGGGATCAGTCATACCAAGTATTCTCCGGGGGTAACGAAGGCTACAATGAGATCTGGTGGTATTACTGTTCGGCAAACTCTACTACGATTGATCGGTATGTAATATACAACCACCTAGAACGTATTTGGTATTATGGAATGTTGGATAGAACTGCATGGTTAGATAGTTCGCTACGGCCTTACCCTATGGGTGCTGACTATAATAACCGTATCCTATACCATGAATCTTCTTCTGATGATGAATCAGGTACCACCCCAGCAGCTATCAGTGCGTATATAGAGTCATCTGACTTTGATATTAGTGATGGGCAGGCTATTGCTTTTGTATGGCGTATGCTACCGGATGTAACTTTCATAGGATCTACACCACCAGAAGGTGTACCACCGCAGGTTATATTATCGTTAGAACAACGTCGTAATTCAGGTGCAGGCTATGGCCCTGCAAATGCTCCCCTAATTACATCAGATGTAACAATAACAGGAACTGGGGTTAGTCGGACAGCTACATCAGTTAGTACAATGTTCAATACTGTAGCAATTGATGCAACTGTTATTCAGCCTTTACTGTATGCCTTACAAACTCCAACGGGCACATGGAATATAACAGCTAAGACTTCTAGTTCTGTTGTGACAATTACTACCCCTAAAGGTTATGTAAATGAAACTGCTGTGTTAGGTAAGCTGTGGACCAAACCGACAGTAACTAGAACTGCCTCATACCCTATTGAAGAATTTACAGGGCAGGTGTACACAAGAATCCGTGGTAGACAGATGCTCATGCGTATAGAATCAGAAAGGCTAGGAACTAGATGGCAGTTGGGTTCTGTTAGAATTGATATTCGTACTGACGGCAGGAGATAATATGGCATCGTCTATCCCACCAGTAGGACCAAACTTGCAGTTAGCTTCGGCAGAATACGATCCTAGACAAGCAGACCAACTAGCAAAACAACTGAGGTTGTATATGAATACTGTAGGTAATGCTAGTGGTGGTAGTAGTAGTAGTGGTAGCGGTAATGGTGCGTCTAGTACTCTGTTATGGATAACTTGGGGGTGTAACTAATGGCCTACCAAGACATCACAGGCATACAGATAGCACAAGCAGAAGTAACTACGGGGTACACAACTATATACACTGTAGCGGCATCTCAACGGCTGTATATAAAATGCGTAGATGTGTGCAATACAAGTGGGGCTGCTACTACATTTACTATGCACTTAGTGGCAAACGGCAGTTCAGCGCTCGTAGCAAATGCATTATTTTATGGTTCATCTATTGCTGCAAATGATAACTTACAGTGGACCGGTACTCAGCTGATAGACGTTGGTGCTACGATACAAGTTAAAGCCTCAGCTGCAAACCTAACTGTTACCATTAGTGGTGGAATAGCCGTATAATATACGGAATTAATAGGGAGTTTTTATGAGTTTACATCCAGACGTACAAAACCTAGCTGCCCAAGGGCGTAATGGTGACTCGATGCTTTTGCATGTCACCCCCGATGAGGTTCAAGGGCTTCATCAGTTAGCTCTGATGCATGGTACTAAGATGACTATAAACCCAGTAACGGGACTCCCTGAAGCTAACTTCATGAAAGACTGGCTACCTGTAATTGTTGGTGGTCTAGCTACTATTGCTACAGGGGGAATGGCAGCTCCTTTCATGATTGGCGCGGGTGCTCTAACTGCCTTTGGTACCAGTATGGCGGTAGGTAACAGCTTTAAGAAATCACTGTTTACTGGTCTGATGGCAGGTGCTGGTGGTGCATTAGGTGCTGGATTAGGGGCAGCGGGGGGAGCGGCGGCGGGGGGAGTAGGGACAACAGTAGGGACAGTAGCAGCAGAGGCAGCTCCGGGTGTATTTGGCACGCAAGGGCTTGGAATAGCATCACAAGCGCTGACAAAGGGGATAAGTGCAGGGGCTACTGAAGCTGCTGCTGGCGGGTTGCGTGGGTTTGCCTCAACACAAGGAGCTAATCTAGCTTCCGGTGCTGGTAGGTTTGGGGCGCAAGAAGCACAAGCATTGATGAGAACAGAAGCACAACAAATAGCACAAAATGCAACGCAAAAGTCATTTCAAGAAGCAGGTAAGATAGCAGCAGACAATGCAAGAAGGCCGATGATTAATCAGTTTGGGCAAATGATAGACCCTGCAAAAATTAGTAGTGTACAAACAGGTATAGGTCAAGCAAGAAGCCTGACAAATGCACAGGCAATGGCTAATCCTGAGTTTAGTCGGGTAGCTTCGCTCCAAGGATTAAAACCCGGATACACAGCGCCTATGGGTCAGCCCCTACCAGCAAGTATTGGCCCTGCAAGCTATGGCGCTCCACCTTCTTCTATCATGCCACCTCCTTCTATTACACCACCTGCTCCACAAAGTTATATGAGCGGTGTAAGCGATGCACTCTCTGCACAAGGAAGAGGGGTTAATAAGCTGTTTGAGCCTGACGGGTTTAGTAAGTTTGCATTAGAAAATAAAACAGCGTTAGCTGGGTTAGGCATAGGGGGTATTGGCATGATGTCATCTGACCAACAAAAACTTAAACCTGCTACAGCGCATGGCGATTACTATAGCTACCCCGGATTTACCCAAGGGTACGATCCTACAGGCGGTGCGTCAGGACAGCAATACTTTAACTATGGTTATGGAACCCCAACAGTAACCCGTTATGCTGAAGGTGGTAGTATAGGTGATGAAGTAAATAATGTTATGTACCCGCAAAGTCAGCTACCCACAGGTACTGTAGGTCAGTATGGTAATAGGTCAGCTGTTCCAGTCCCTCGTGAGGTTGTAGAAGCGCAGGATGCTGTTGTTAACCCATTCACAGGGGCAGAAGGTATGGCTGCTGGTGGTATTGCTACACTAGGTGGATACTCTGATGGTGGTAGATTAACCCAAGGTCCCGGGGATGGTGTATCTGATTCTATCCCTGCATCTATAGGCGGTAAGCAACCAGCTAGATTAGCAGATGGTGAATTTGTAATACCTGCTAGGATAGTGTCAGAGATAGGTAATGGATCAACTAAGGCAGGGGCTAAGAAGCTATATGCTATGATGGACCGTATACAGAAAGCCCGGAGAAAGACTAAGGATATTGCAGCTAATACTCGTGCTGAAAGGTTTATGCCAGCCTAATGTCAATGCAGATTTCACTCGTTCCTGTAGAGCATATAGAAAGTGTATGGCATTCAGTAGAGCGGTATATAGCAGATGCATTATCTTACTACCCCGGCAGATACACGGTGGAAGATATAAAGATAGGTTTACTAACAGAGCCACGACAGTTGTGGCTAGCCTTTGATGGCGTTGTTATATATGGTGTAGTTGGTACACATGTTGTGACATACCCTAGGATGCGTACGTTGTTTATGCATTTTATAGGTGGGGATGAAGGGTTGACATGGAAAGCCCCCATGCTAGTGGTACTGCAGAGGTTTGCTAGAGATAATGACTGCAAGCTATTAGAAGCACAAGGACGTACTGGATGGAAGAAGATATTTGAGAGTGATGGGCTAAAGACACGTTCCATCTGTTTTGATATTCCTGTGGAGTGATTATGACATACACTAATTTTGAGTTTAATAACGGTCCTGATGCGCGGGGGTTTCAGTTAGAAGGTGGGAGGATGCGCCTTTATATGGGTGGTAGCGCACAAGCACCTGGACCTACTAATACATCTTCATCACAGACTACGATTCCTGAGTACGCTAGACCGTACATGGAGCGACTGCTTGGTCAGACTGAAACACTGACTGACATAAACAAAAACCCTTATAAGATGTACAAAGAAGGGGACCCTAATGCTAGAGTAGCTGGGTTTGATCCTATGCAGACACAAGCATTTAGTAATATTAGTGGTATGACACCTTCATCCCAGCTAGGCGCGGGGACGGGTATGGCTACTGCTGGTGGTATGGGGTCATTATCTGCTGGGCAGAACTATCAAAACATGGCTACTGACCCTAATTCAATGGCTGCATACATGAACCCCTACATGAAGAATGTAGTCCAGTTCCAACAAGATCAGAATGCTAGAAACTATGGTGTTCAGCTACAAGGGCAGCAAGCACAAGCTGTAGGACAACGCGCATTTGGTGGAAACAGGCAGGCGCTAGCTCAGTCAGAAGGCACTAGGAATCTTGGATTTACCCAAGCACAGACAGCCGCACAAGGTTCACAGGCTGCTTATGATGCTGCTCGTCAGGCGCAACAGTTTGGCACTACTGCAGGTCTGCAAGGAAGTCAGCAAGCCATTGGTGCAGCTAATACCTTAGGGCAGTTAGGGCAGACACAGTATGGGCAGCAGATGGGGATCAACCAAGCCATGCAAACTGCAGGTACTACGAAAGCAGCTAGAGAACAAGAGCTGAAAAACATTGGGTATGAAAACTACCAAAATCAGCAAAACTACCCCTATAAGCAGATCGGGTTTATGTCTGACTTACTGCATGGTGGTCCTTTATCCCAGACAGCAACTACTGAGTATGGCGCAGCACCAAGCCTGACAAGCCAAGCAGCCGGTTTAGGGTTGGCGGGTTTAGGTATATCACAAGCGCTTGGTAAATCCTAGGAGCAATTATGCAATCGTCGATGACACCTATTAGTACCCCTTCTCCCGAGGCAATGTACAAGAAGTACACTGATCTTAGTACGCTTCATGATCCACGTGTAGATGCAGTGCTGAAGAGGGCAGCAATGGGGGGTGATCCTAACTACCCGCAGGTATACGCTATCATGGCTATACAAGCTCGGACTGCTGCTAAAGGTCAGGCACAACAAATGCAAGGTGCACAAAGTGCGCAAGGTCCACAGCCTACAGTAGCTCAGAATGTCATAGCCCAAGCAGCCCCAGTAGAACAAAGAATGACGCAAGGAATGGGGTCTTTGCCTGTAGATGAAAGTACTTTCCATGCTGCTGGTGGTGGTATGGTGTCGTTTGCTCACGGCGGTAATACATCTAGTCGGGGTGATATGTATCAGTCCCCAGAACACAAAAAGTTAGTAAAGAAAGCTGCCGAAGCAAAAGCAAGAGCATTAGCTGAGTTTGGTGCATCACAAACTGGGTATAACTTCCCTAGCGAATATGTTTCTCCAGCGGGGGATGGAGTATCTTCACCTGAAATGAATGCTATGATTGATGCTAGTAGAAGGCAAACCCCCCAAGCACCTGCTGCGTTTTCTCCAGAGCAGATGCAAGCATTGGGTCAATCACAAGGGGCTCCAGAGCAGCAGGCAGATAATACAGAGGCAGTCGCCCGTACAAGGTCTATGTATAATGTAGCACCACCAGCATCCCCGGGTGTCGAGCGTGTTGCAGACCCTAGATGGAAGGGGATAGAGGGTGCTAGAGCAGGATTAGATGCATTAAATAAACAGCCGGAAGGGGCTAAAGCTGCAAGTGCAAAAGCTACTTCTGATAAGGCTCCTGACGCTAGCACCAGCGGTAAGAAACCAGCTATAACAATGGCTGAGTACAACAAGTTAGCTGCTGAAGGAGTAGAGAACCGAAGGAAACCAGCG